ATAAGATGACTTTGGTATTTACCAATGCAAGTGGCTCTGTTCCGCTTCGCAATGGTTTTGCAACCGGATTGATGGGCGCTATTACTGGTTCAGGCAATTTGACAGTTTCATTCCCAATCGACGATAGACTCACCACTAGCGCTGCTCTTGGTTCCGTTGTCGGTGCAACCGAATGGGGACTTGAAGGCAATGAGAGAATCCCAGAAATCGACATCAAAGTTGACTCTGTGGCTATCACTGCACAGACCAAGAAGCTCAAAGCCAAATGGACGCCAGAGTTGGGACAGGACTTAAACGCCTATCACAACCTTGATGCTGAAGTTGAACTTACAGGCATCTTGTCTGAGCAAATCGCTCTCGAAATCGACCGCGAGATCTTAGAGGATCTAATCCTTGGGGCATCTGCTGGTACTTACTACTGGTCACGTTCCCCAGGATTGTTCGTTGAACGCACCACTGGGTTGGAAGTCGGCGCTTCATCTGCGGCTCCAGACTTCACCGGTACGGTTAGCGAATGGTATGAGACTCTTGCTGAAACCATCAACGACGTTTCAGCGCAAATCCATCGTAAGACTTTACGGGGTGGAGCTAACTTTGTCGTCTGCGGACCTGAAGTTGCCAACATCCTTGAGTTCACTGCTGGATTCCGCGCAAGCGTTACCGCTGATGACGACAAGGGTTCAATCGGCGCTGTCAAAACTGGTAGTCTTTCGAAGAAGTTCGACGTTATCGTCGATCCTTACTTCCCACGTTCCGTCATACTTGTTGGACGTAGAGGTTCTAGCTTCCTTGAAAGCGGGTATGTATATGCACCTTATGTGCCACTACAAACTACACCCACTATCTTTGGGCCAGAAGACTTCGTGCCTCGTAAGGGCGTGATGACTCGTTATGGTAAAAAGATGGTTCGTCCAGATATGTACGGACTCGTCATTGTACGAGGACTCACTGGTGAGGCAGGCGCAACTAGCTAAACACTAGTAGCCAAATAAAACGTAAAGCCTTCGTCTTCGGACGGGGGCTTTCGTGTTTATGGAACTACTTATAGGTGAACTTAAGGTTCAAACCAAAGTTATCGGGTAGACTTTGAGCTACCCCCTAGTATTGTTGAAATAGACCGATATAGGGACATGATTATAAAAGGAGGGTTTTTAACTATGGGAACAAAAAGAATAGGCCTTGCAAGAATTGAGGCGTTAATGGAGAATTTAAAGAGAGAGATTTCTTTCGGTGCAAATAGCGTTCATCTTGGCGCTCGTAGAAAGGTTACGAGCATCACAGATTCAACATATACAGTCACTGAAGCACAGTCCGGGACGATTTTTACGCTTAATGCCGCAGCCGGAATTGTAGTTACGCTACCAGCCGCCAAGGCAGGACTTGAGTATGAATTTTATGTTGAAACTGCTTTAACAAGTAATGCTTATACGGTTAATGCGGCTTCTTCGTCTGATACGCTCACGGGCACACTCAGGCTGATTGATATCGCGGTGTTGGGATCGCATATTGATAATAATGATAATGTAATCACCACTGGCGTTTCTATTCCAGCCGCAGCAGATCATCAGTTGGTAACAAACAAGACAACCACTGGTGGTCTTGCTGGTTCACACTGGAAATACACCTGTATAACGGACGCATTATGGCAAGTAAGTGGAACAAATATTTGTTCTTCTGGTGCGACATTAGCAACTCCATTTACCTGATTCTTAAGGTTTTTGGTTTTGTTTACATTAAACCCCCTTCCAATCGGTTGGGGGTTTTTGTTTTAAAAACGTCGATTTGCCAAAAAATATCGCCAGTAAATTTTTGAGATTTTCCTTTTATAAAAATAAAACTATTTATTATATAACAAGGAGTTTCCATGGGAAAGAAAAGAAGACTAAAATCTGCAAAGGCGAAGTTTAGCGCCAAACACGCTAACCATCCTCGTATGCAAAATCTAAATAGAGAGGACATACTCGAAGTAGAAGCTGCAGCAGTTGTTCCAGAGCCAGAAGTTGTCTTACAAGAGGAAAAAGTTGAAATAAAGCCAAAAGCCTCTCCGAAGCCAAAAACAGCTAAAAAGCCTAGGCGAACCACAAGAAAGAAGACAACTAAAAAGACTGTATCTACAACAGCCTAGTTAAAATTTGTTTGAATAATAAAGCCTCCAGTATATCTGGGGGTTTTGTTTTATGAGCAACTATTTACGTAATGAACCGTTGAAGGAACCAAATAATGCCAACTAATCTAAGTCCAAGATCTACTCAGAGCGCCATTATATTATCATCTACTGGTTCTGCTGCAGCAGTCGCCGCAGCGGTACCTTTTCAAGTTTACACGGGATCTGTAGATTTTTTAACCGGTGCTGCATTGCAGGTAAAATATGTATACAAAAAACTTGGCGGTGATGTTGTTGATATCGAATTAACGCCGGCTAACGTTTATGCGGCATATGAAGAAGCAGTTTTAGAGTATTCGTATATTTTTAATCTCCATCACGGAAAAAATACACTTTCAAGTGTTTTGGGCGATACTACTGGTACATTTGATCATAAAGGTGATAGAAAAACAGGCCCATCGAATGCTAATTTGAAATATCCAAGATATCAATTCACATATGCTAAAGCAGTTGGAGATGGAATGGCATCAGTTGGCGGTTTCGGCGGTTCTATTAGAGAATATTCCGCTTCATTCAGGCCGGTTAGTAATGTACAGGATTATGATATTCAGAATATTATTTCAAGTTCATCAGCTTCAGGGGTTAATGAAAACAGCGAGGCTGTCCCTTATTCGGGAAAAGTTGGCGACAACAGAGTGTACGTCACAAAAGTTTTTTTCAAGTCTCCACGGGCAATGTGGCGCTTCTATGGTTACTATGGAGGCGTAGGTGTGGTTGGCAATTATTCTACCTATGGACAGTTCTCAGATGATTCGACTTTCGAAATTATTCCAACCTGGCAGAACAAAATGCAGGCAATTATGTATGAAGATTCAATCTATACTAGAACATCTCACTATTCTTATGAATTGATAAACAACAGAATAAGATTGTATCCCAACCCTAGCGATTGGGCATTTCAAGATGCTCAGAAGATTTGGGTTAGGTTCTATATTAAGACAGACGCGACGGATGAAGACGACAACTATAGAACGGGTGTTAATGGTGTTAATAACGTCAATACAATGCCTCTCGACAACATACCTTATGCGAATATTAACGCAATCGGCAAGCAATGGATCCGAAAATACGCACTGGCGTTGTGTAAGGAGATGCTTGGGCAGATTAGAGGCAAATTTACAACACTTCCTATTCCTGGCGAGAGTGTGACATTGAATCATTCTGAGTTATTGTCGCAGGCTAAAGAAGAACAGCAGCAGCTTAGAGATAAGTTGATGGAAATTTTGAAAGAGATGGAATACTCAGAGCTTATCAAGAAAGATGCGGAGATAACAGAGGCAGCTACCAATACTTTGAAGCATTCACCGTTGCCTATTTTTGTAGGATAATAGATAACAATGTCAGACGAATGGAAAAAGCCCACACAACCCCCGCCGCCTCTGTTCTTGGGAAAGAAAGAACGTGATTTAGTAAAACAAATCAATGATGAATTAATAGAGAAAGTCATTGGTCAGCAAGTACTTTATTATTCTATCGATATGGAGACGACGAATTTTCACGAACTATATGGAGAAGCAATAGAAAAAACATATTTGTCCCCAATTCGTGTTTATGCGTTAGTTGAGTTTACTGACTCTTCAACAACGTATATGGAGAACGCAGGGATTGATAAGTCTTGGGAGATAAATGTACATTTTCATAAGAGAAGATTAGAAGAAGATCAAGATTTATATGTCCGTGAGGGTGATTTTGTTTTATATGGCGATAATTATTATGAGATAATTAAGTTGTCTCAAAATAAACAATTGTTCGGACAAGTTAATAGTATATTTGAGATATCTGCGATTTGTAAGCGAGCAAGGAAGGGACTATTCGATGCTACCTGATAATTTTGATTTTGCTATGATGCCACCGGGTGAATATCATCTTGGTGAAGTGGGGATGCTAGCATCTACCATTGAAACTATCGATTATTCTATAATGTTGTGGTTAAAAGAAGATTTAAATATGAGCGCTAGAACAAGTGAAGGATGGAAGAAAGTACCTGTGCTATGGCAGGCGCCCGAGAGAGCATATCAAATCAAACACAATAAGGATTTGAGAGATGATTCTGGTGCATTAAAACTTCCCCTGATATCAATAGAAAGAACTGGCATCACAAAAGATCCAACTAGAAA